CGAAACCATTTCTATGATTGGTTTCAATTGGGACAGAGTGGAGACGATGCAGATTGGAAATCTTGGCACTTTACCACCGCTGACAATGAAACGATTGACCCGAAAGAGATTGAGGCTGCAAAGAGAACACTAAGTAGCTTTGCCTTTAATCAAGAGTACCTGTCTTCCTTCAATAATGCTGGTGCAGGATTATTTAAAGAAGAGTGGATTAAGTTTGATGAGCAACCTAAAGATGGTTCGTGGTACATTGCAGTAGACTTAGCTGGCTTTGAAGATGTCGCTAAGAGTGCTAGTGCTACCAAGAAACGACTTGACCAGTCTGCTATTGCTATTGTAAAAGTCACCGATGATGGCACTTGGTTTGTAGATAAGATTGAAGCTGGGCGTTGGGATATACAAACCACCGCACTGAACATCTTAAAGAATATTAAAGAGTACGAACCTCTAGCAGTTGGAATCGAGCGAGGGGCGCTAAAGAATGCAGTCTTGCCTTACCTCAGTGATTTGATGCGAAAGAACAACTGTTACGCTCATATCCTAGATTTGACGCATGGCAATAAGAAAAAAGTAGATAGGATTGTTTGGGGACTACAAGGACGCTTTGAGCATGGACGAGTGATTCTAAATGCTGAAGAAGACTTTGATGAGTTTGTTGACCAACTCTTGATGTTTCCCACCTCTAATGTACACGACGACTTAGTGGATGCATTAAGTTATATCGACCAACTCGCTGTCACTAGCTACAGTATTGACAATGAGTCTGATGATTGGGAAGCTCTTGATGTTATTTCCGGATATTGATAAAGGATTAAAATGGCTGAAAATATGGACATGAATGAAGGTACTAGCTGGGAAGAACCTTCTGAAGCAGACAAAGAGCTTTGTGCCTTTGTTATCCAACACTGCGACAGATGGAGAGATTCTCGTGATGAGAACTACCTAGAATACTGGAAAGAGTACGAGCGTATCTTTCGTGGTATCTGGGCTGACGAAGACAAGACACGAGACTCTGAGCGTAGCCGCCTAATTAGTCCAGCTACTCAGCAAGCGGTAGAAACCCGCCACGCTGAAATCATGGAAGCAATCTTTGGTAACGGAGAGTTCTTTGACATCAAAGACGATGTTCGTGACTACAACAACAATCCGATGGATGTTGAGGCACTAAAGATTCAACTCAAAGAAGATTTAGAAAAGCATAAGATTCGTAAGTCTATCGACCAAATTGAATTGATGGCAGAGATTTATGGTACTGGTATTGGCGAGATTATCGTTAAGCAAGAGAAAGAGTTTGTCCCTGCTACGATGCCAATGCCGGGCATGGAACAAGCCGCCTATGGCGTACAAGAAAGAGAATACTTCTGCGTTAAGGTAAACCCTGTCAATCCTAAGAACTTCCTGATTGACCCCAACGCTACCTCGATTGATGATGCAATGGGATGTGCAGTTGAGAAGTTTGTGTCTATTCATAAAGTAGTTGAAGGCATGGAAAAGGGTATCTATCGTAAGGTAGACATCGGACCTGCTGGCAACGATGACGATTTAGAAGTCACCCAAGAAGTAGTGCAGTACCAAGACGACAAAGTCAAGCTCTTAACATACTATGGCTTAGTCCCAAGAGAGTACCTAGAGCAGTTAGAAAACGAAGGTGAAGAAGTTGTCGACCTCTTCCCTGAAGAAAGCACCGCTGACACCTATAGCGACCTCGTAGAGGCGATTGTAGTGATTGCTAATGATGGACTACTCCTCAAGGCTGAGAAGAACCCCTACATGATGCAAGACCGCCCTGTGTTGGCATATCAGGATGACACTGTTCCTAATCGGTTCTGGGGTCGTGGCACTGTTGAGAAAGCCTATAATATGCAAAAGGCTATCGATGCTCAACTACGCAGTCACCTAGATAGCTTGGCATTAACAACCGCACCAATGATTGCGATGGATGCTACTCGCTTACCTCGTGGTTCTAAGTTTGAAGTGAAACCCGGTAAAGCAATCTTAACAAATGGCAACCCAGCAGAGATTCTATTCCCATTCAAGTTTGGTCAAACCTCACCAGAGAACTTCGCTACCTCTAAAGAGTTTGAGCGTATGCTCCTAATGGCAACTGGAACTCTTGATAGCCAAGGAGTTGTATCACAGGCTTCCAGAGATGCTTCTGGTGCAGGTATGTCAATGGCGATGGCTGGCATCATCAAGAAGTATAAGAGGACTCTAACGAACTTCCAAGAAGACTTTATGGTGCCGCTAATTAAAAAAGCAGCCTATCGGTATATGCAGTTTGACCCTGAGCGTTATCCGTCTGTTGATATGCAGTTTATCCCAACTGCAACCTTGGGCATCATGGCTCGTGAGTACGAACAACAACAACTCATTGGCTTACTACAAACCCTTGGACCTGATACGCCAGTGTTACCAATTATCCTCAAAGGCATTATTGCAAACTCTAGTCTGTCTAATCGTGCTGAGATGGAAGCTGCATTGACACAGATGAGTCAGCCTAACCCAGAACAACAGCAAATGCAACAAGTTCAGGCTCAACTAACAATGCAAACCCAGCAAGCTCAGATTAAACAGCTTGACGCTAGTGCTGCTAAAGACATGGCAGATGCTCAGAAGACCATGGTTGAGGCTCAGTTGGCTCCTAAAGAAGTAGAAGCCAAGGTTCTTAGTGCTGTTTCACGCAATTTACCCAGTGAAGACAATGCTGCTAACGCAGAATTTGACCGCAGGGTGAAGATTGCTGAGTTAATGCTCAAAGAAGCAGACTTAAAGAACAACACCAAGATTGTTGAGTTGCAAATGGCAGATAAAGTTGCTACAATAGGGAAAGCAGAAGAAGACTTTCTGAATAACTTAACTGAGAAATTATCCAACAATGGCTAATATTAAAGATTTTATCAAGAAAATCGGTAATAGTGCTGTTTCGTTAGAAGAACAGCAGCAAGCCTTAGCTCAAGTAGAGCAAACTATCATCGAAGCGAAGCAAAAGCGTACAGAAGCAGTCGGTAAGAATGCTGATATGGTGATTCAAGCACTAAAAACAATTGAAGCCAAGCTAGAAGCTAAGTTAACCGAGCTAAATAACACTCCTGCAAAGCAAGGTGTCCAAGGTCCCACAGGTAAAGCTGGTAAAGACGGTAAAAACGGACAAGATGGTCGTGATGGCGTTAGTGGCAAAGATGGAACCGATGGCAAAGACGGTGTAGACGGTCAAGATGGTGTCTCTGTCGTTGACGCTAAGATTGACTTTGATGGTTCTTTAGTTGTTTACCTATCTAACGGTAGTGAAATTGACTGCGGTCAGATACTATCACCCGATGTTGCTCAAAACATCATCATTAATAGTGGTGGTTCAGGTACTTCACAGACTGTTACCGATACTTTAGTATCTCTACAGAACCAAATCAATACTTTAACTGGTATTGATGGTGTTTTAGGCGATATGGCGCAGCAAAATGCCAACGCAGTAGCTATTACTGGTGGAACGGCAACACTTACTAGCGTAACTACTCCAATAGTACAAGCTACAAACTCTGCTGGATTAGCACTTAGAAACTCAGGTGGCACAACTCAAATTAGCATGGGCGCAGGTGGTGGCGATAATGTCACTATTGCTGTAGCTACAAATATTAATGGTGCAAACGCACAAATAGACATTAGTCCTACTGGTACAGGTCATGTTCACATAAAGCCTACAGGTGTTAATTCGGTTGAAATTGCTCCTACTTTTGTTGGAGAAATGGACAACATAACTATCGGTGCTACTACCCCATCTACTGTAAACGCTACTACGATTACAGGACAGACAGGAGTGTTAAGAGGTACTGGTACAAACTTAGTTGTTCAGTCACAGGCTTTTGCTACAACTTGGCTAGGTAGCGGATTAACTAGGACTAATAATGCTTCAACTGCGCCTGATTCAACAAACACAGCTTCATCATTAATTGAAACAGCAACAACAGCAGTTCATTGGGTTTTTACAAGCAGTGGATTAAATCTTTTTGCTGGTACTTATACTTTATCTTGCTATGTAAAAGCAAGTGGAAGAACTGCGGCAACATTGGCAATCTCAGGAAATACAAGTAACCAATATGCTGCCGTAACTTTTGATTTAAGTGGCGTTGCAGTTACCCAAACCAATGTGGCTGGAACAGGCTTTTCTGTTACTTCTTCATCAATTACTAGCGTTGGTAGCGGTTGGTATCGTTGCGTAATGACATCCGCTATTCCATTTAGAAGTGATTACTTGTTTATGCTTTCTACAAGTGATGCAACTACTTTTTCACCTAATTCTATTGGTGGTGCTAACTCTTACGCTGGTAATGCTGCTCTAGGTATATTGGCATGGGGCGCACAATTAGAGGCATATTCAACTGTTGGAACTTATGTACCGACTACAACAACAAGTTTATTAGGTAATCCAACGCTATCTTTTGCAAACCTAGCCTATATTGGCATGGAAAATACTGGCGCAGTATATGTTCAGCCAGCCCTAACAGGCGCATTACAAGCACAAGCTACTACATCTACTACAGCAGGTGGTAATGCTAGGGGTTCATACGCAGTAGATTGGCAAACTATTAGAAGTGCGGCTAGTCAAGTTGCAAGCGGCACATACGCTACTTTAGGTGGTGGTATTAATAATACTGTTGGCGGTTTTGGGGCTATTATAGCTGGCGGTGGCGTTAATACTGCATCTGCAACTTATGCCGCAATAGGTGGTGGTCAATCAAATAACGCAGGTTCATATTCATACATAGGTGGCGGTCAATCAAATACTGGAAGTGGTTTATATACTTTTATTGGTGGTGGATTTACCAACTCAGGAACAAGTGGTTCTGCCGTAACTACCCAAAGCGGAACAATGAACGCTACAACAGCCGTAACGCTGTCAGGTTCAAACGCTAACATTAAAGTAGGTCAATACATATCAGGCACTTCTATTGCCGCAGATACCTATGTAGCAGCCATTAGCGGAACATCCTTAACTTTAAGTAAAAACGCATCAGGTTCATCTACAAGCACTCTATCTTTCTTTACTCCTCATGGAGTAGTAGTAGGCGGTGGTAATAACCAAGCTACAGGTAGTTATTCATTTATCGGTGGTGGTGGTGATGCTGGTACTGCGGCTAATAGGAATGTGGCTAGTGGGGATTGGAGTTTTGTTGGTGGTGGAAATAATAATACTGCATCAGGAATTGGTTCAGTAGTGGTTGGTGGAGGCACACCTTTTAGTGCAGTAACAGCAGGGGGTAGCACAGCGTCAGGAGTAGTTTCATCTGTGTTAGGCGGGGGAGCAAACACAGCTAGTGGAACTTATTCTACTGTTATTGGAGGTTTACAAAATACAGCAAACGGCACTAATTCTGTAGCAAGTGGTATTCAATCATCAAATAGAAGTATTGTAGGGGTATTTTCTTTTGGAGCAAATAGAAATTCTGTAAATGCTGATAGCCAAACAGAATTATTTGTTTTAAGAACTGCTACTACAGATGCAACAGCTACAGCTTTAACTTCTAACTCATCAGCCGCAGGGTCTACAAACCAAGTAATACTACCTAACAACTCTGCTTACTTCTTTAGAGGTGAAGTTATATCAGGAGTTACTGGTGGCGGTGATACTAAAGGTTGGACTATCGAGGGTGTTATCAAGCGAGGTGCTAACGCTGCGGCTACTACCCTTGTTGGAGTTACAGTAATGTCTTCTTACGCTGATGTAGGTGCAGCTACTTGGACTATTGGAGTAACAGCCGACACAACTAATGGTGGTTTAAGAGTTACCTTTACAGGGCAAGCAAGTACAACTATTCGTACAGTTTGCCAAATCCGTACCACCGAAATGACTTACTAAGGAGAAATCATGGCATTAAAGCTCGCTGTTCAAACACAATTTGGCGTACCAGCCCCACAAGCCTACGCTAGAATTACTAACTTCTTTGGAACTAAAGACCAAATCCAAGTCCAAGTTGCTATTCATTATGACGAGTCGGCAAGGCATAGCAATATGGCTACAGTCAAAGAAAACGCACATTACATCGCTATGGAAGATTTAAAGGGTGATTTAATCCCTGCCATTTATGAGGTTCTAAAGACCTTTAGTGATTACGAAGGTGCAGTAGACTGCTGATGTCATATATGACAGTTTAGAGCAGTTTTTATCAAAGTAACAAAAATCACTTGACTTTTTAACAAAGTTGTGGTACAATGCACCTATAAATGTAAGTAAGTACTTACTTCTCCTACAAGGATAAAGAAGAATGATAGATAAAACCCTACAAGAATATTACGAGAGTCGCTTTGCAACAATGGCGACCCAAGGTTGGTTAGATTTGATGGAAGATGCACAGAATATGTTCAATTCCTTAAATCAAGTATTACCAATCCAAACTGAAGCTGATTTACAACTAAAGCGTGGACAACTGGACATTCTCCAGTGGTTAATCAGCTTAAAAGATGTTTCAGAGCAATCCTACGAACAGCTCTTATCGGGAGATACGGCGAATGAGTAGGAAGTTATATGACTTTAAATGCTCAGAAGGACATATCGCAGAGAGTTTTGTTGGAGATGAAACAACACTGATTCGCTGTGAATGTGGTTTAGATGCTAACCGGATTATTTCTCCTATAAGAATTAGTTTGGATGGCACTGACCCTGTTTTCGTATCTGCCTACGATAGATGGGCGAAAAGGCACGAAGACAAACAGAAGCAAGAAGCAAAGCAAAACGCCTGAGATACCTTTATTGGGAAATAAAGCCTCAGATTATTAATCCTAAAATCAC